CTTCTGTGGTTTGCTCATGTTCCATGGTTTATTCCTTCACGTACTTTGCGTATTCCTCAAGCGGAACATTTAATCTTTTGGCAACAGCAACCTGACTCGGGGTCAGTCTAACCGTGCGGCGTGCATTTTGATTTACCCCGGAAGATCGGGAGGCAGGCGCAATCGTTTGCACGTTACGTGTTGGCCTGTTGGAATCTTTAAATTTATGGGGAAAAGTATCCCGGATCCGGCGATTTAACTCATCATAGTATTCATCCGACTCTGCGTCAAACCCTTCCACTTGAATAAGTTGCCTGTGTATACCCCAAGCAGCATGCGTCATGGCAGTGTCTCGACCATACCAGCTATTCTCACTGGCCCATTGTTCCGCGCGTGGGTCCACGCGCTGTACCTGTTGAGGTTGTGGTTGAGCTGCTGCCAGCTGTGCTTGCGCTGCTGCTTGCTGTGCTGACCATTTGCGCTGTTCCTCAGCATCAGCGATCCGCTGTTGCTCAATTAAAAGAGAGGTTAAACGCTCATTGGCTTCCGTTTCAGTATCAAGATCCCCCTCATCACGGGCTTTCTTAATAATCTGTTTAAGTGCCAGTGTTTGAGAATCAACACGGCCCTTTGCCTGTTGGAGTCGATCAAGATCTAAAGACTGAATTTGCTGCTGCGCATGATTCGCTTGGGCCTGAACTTGTTTAGCATATTCAATAGCAGCCTGCTCGCGCCGTTCTGTTTCGCGTAAACGCGCAGTCAGCTTGTCAATGCGTTTCTTGACCTTGTCACTGTATTGATCTAGGTCTTCACTGGTGGGGGCTTGCACTTCAGGCTTGTCGATTTCCTCAACAACCTGCGCATTTCCTTGTTCATCCAAGTGAACCGTAGCTGAAGACTCGTCTTCGCCAAGATTAAACTCTAACTGTTCATTGCTCATAAGTACTCCTTACCTGTGGACGATATCTTGGGGGTCATTGATTACGCCGAGCACTTCATCATCATTAATGAAACGAATCTCGCCGCCATCAATCGGAATGCGCGCACCTGCATAGCGACCAAAGATGATCCAGTCACCTTCCTTGCACCACGCGCCGTCAGGAAACTTTTCCTGGTCGTAGTAAGCAAGCGGTCCTAAACGCAGCACATAGCCCACGGTGGTAGCCACCTGGGTGCGCTTTTGAGTTTCCTCAGACAGCGCAATGCCGCCTTTGGTTTTCTGAGCGCCGCGATACGGCAGAATAGCGATGCGCCATCCTGTAGGCTTGGGCAACCGATCAAGGACGGAGCCTTCGATCAACTGCGGATCAAAGTTTCCCTCCCTATCGTAAGCATCGTCCAACGCGGGTTTGCGCTGGGCTTCTTGCTCTTGCCACTTCTGTTCAAGTGCCGTCAATGCCATCAGAAAGTCTCCTCTCGCTCGTTTAAAAGATCTTTGACCGCAACCTCAACAAGCTTGAGTGCCTCTAAGCGCCCCATCAGAAAACGATATCGTTCCATATCAGGAACCGATCCATTAAGCACGAGTCCCTCCGTGCCATCACGTAGCGTTCTAATTTCTTTCAGTATGCGTTCAATTAAATCAAGCATGGGTACAGTCCATGAAAAAGCAGGTGGTTTAGCCCCCACCAGAAGGGCAGACATCAGCAAATACGGGTTTTCTTTGTCCGCATGACTTTGCCTTGACCACGGGAAGTGACAAGACCTCCCTTAGCCATTGTCTTCACAGTCATCATGTCTGGAGGCGAAGGAGGAGGGCCTTTGTCTTCGGTATAAACATCTTTATCCGCTTTCTTTTCCCTTCTTTCCTTCTCTTTTATGTCCTCAAGCGTAGGAAACCGCTTTTCCTTTTTTTCAGCCATGGTTAATACTCCTAGTAAATTTTCACAGGACGATTGCCGTCCTTTTTTTTGACCGTCATAAACGGACCCTGCACCCCAGCAGGCGTGCTGCCCGCTTTGTACTTACGTGGCTTGCCTGCGGTGCTGTAGGCAATGGCAGCGGCTTGCTTGATCGCATCACCTCTGTTTTTTGGCTTACTGGTTCCAATGGAACCTGTTTCCTTGTATTTCTTAATCATCTCGCCAATATTAGCGGAGATGACTTTTTGACTTTTACCTTTTTTAAGCGGCATTCCGATCTCTCCGTTGATTGGCCAACTGAACCTGCTGTGCGCGTCGCGCATTTTGTTCCATCAAATTAGCACGTTCGCGTGCAACCGTTGCCCGTTCAGCGGCAATGCGTTCTTGGGACTGAATGCGAGCTTGGTTGGCCATCATATTAGCCTGAATCTTTTGTCCTTCCATAGATAGGCGCTGACGGTCAATTTGTTGTTGCGCCTGATCTGCTTGAGCACGGATTTGAAGTTCTTTCTCTTTCAATGCAACAATTGGATCAGGCCCTTCACCTTCTCCAGACAACGCTGCTTGAAGTTCTCTGAGTGCTTTTAATTCACTGGCAATTTTTAACGAAACAAGGGCTTCCCGCTGTAAATCAGAAACCATACGGTCAGGATCCGTTCCGTATCCCTTAAACAACTCAACTTCCGCATCTTCTTCAGCCTTAAGTCTTACATGCTGATATATATGCTTTGTTAAAGACGAGGCTGCCAAGGGATTAGCCTGTAAAAGCGGTGACATACCCATGATGATATGGGCGTAAATGTGTGCATCGTGCTGCTGCCCTGCAAAAGCCTTCAATTCAACCCCATCCAAGACATCGCCGTTCTCAGAAGCAGCGTCTTTAGGCATTTGAGTGTCTTGAGGACGCAAAAGTGCGTCAATATCCCGCACGTTCATTGCTGCATAGACCCTGTAGTAGGCCTCATACATGTTGTGCATTTGCGGGGCGCTTTGTGCGGTCTGCAATTGCATCTGCGCCAGCGTAATTCGCTGGGCTGTGGAGAAAATATTAGGATCTGAGACCGGAAGAACCGCCACAAGGTTGTTAAAATCACTCTTTTTAATTGAGCGCCTAGCCCCAGGGACGTCGTAAGGGTATTTGTCCGGTAAATAAGTACCAAAACCTTCCGCAAGAAGCTCAAACTCAAGCTTTTGGGCGTAATGTAAGCGCTTATGAATGGCAGACATGACCTGTGTGCCACGTTCAAGCAATGCAAGTGTGGTTCCGACCTGCGCCATCTGATTGCCATCACCAACTTGCATGTCTGCAATGCTCGCCAGACGCTTTCCTGCGTCCACACAGAACCCTAAAAGCTGAAAAAGCGTCTGTGAAGGCTCTTTATAGGGCAAAGGCAGCATGTTTTGCTGTAATTCCGCCCCACCTACGTCAATATCTCGCCATTCCCCAGGTTGAATCGGGTTGTCCTGGTCCGCGATCCGTGCGCCTTTGGCCTTGAATCCTGCTGGAAGGTTCGAAAGCGTGCCCGCATCAAGCAATTGACGCAGTGCAGCAGTGGCGGTTTTTGACAATCCACCCACCAAATGCACAAAACCAAGGCCATACGCTCCAAGGCCCTCGACAAGAACGTAATGTACGAAGTAATTTCGACGTTTTTTAAGCCTGTCGTCCTCTTTCCAATTGCGCTTTACACCAACAACGCGCTTGGTTGCTTCATCAATCGTGATGACATAAGGTAATTTAATGCCTGTGGGCTCATCTTTGTCGTCTGTGTCCTCAAATCCCGGCAAATCATAGTCGACTTGAAACTCAAGTAGGAAAATTTCCTCGGGCGCACCGGTTTCCACCACGCCTGTTTGTTTATCCACCTGATAACGGATCTGGCTTGCATCCGACGGATAGAGCTCGCTTTCCACAAGCACATCCAAATACTCACCCGCAACCACCCGTTTACGATATTCATTCGAATCCATCGCGATGCGGTGCGTGATCCGTGGGCATTGGCTCATGACGCTTGACCCGTAGTACGGGATAAACACATCATCTGCTAATACAAGCTTGGAAACCATCCGACCAAGCTGCTCATCGTAATAGACCTTCTTAAAGGTCGATCCACCATATCCTGTGTAAAACAACAACTGGTCAAACTCAGGTGTGTACTCCTGCATGACCGTTGTAATCTGATAGTTCATAAAGTCTTGCACGCGCGCTGCCTGCTGCATCTTGTCGATGGTTTCTTTGCCCAGCACCTGCGTACGCACAGGACCCCCCGCTGGCATAAGTTCCTTGAGTGCCTGTGCTTGAAACTGAATCACCGCCTCCATCAACAAAGGATGTGTTGCAGCAGCCGCACCACGAAAAGGCTTGGTGCGTTCTTCAAACCTCATGCCTAAGAGCTCAAGGCCCTTGGCATAGGTCTGCTCCCAATCGGATCGGCTCGACTTATCGGCCTCAAAGAAGGCAGAAAGGTCAATCGCGATCTTAGACAAGGTGTCCGTATCAAGGACCTGGGCAAGGTTGTCGTAGAAATCAACGCCCTCTGCCTCATCTTCCCCGATCTCGATCGTCGCACCACCGTCCTCATCAAGGATGATCTCGATATCAGGCGCATCACCCGACTCGATCTCGATCGAGGTCTGCGGGGCTTCGTAGAGGGCTTTGTCGATGGGCATGT